GCCCGCGGTCTACGTGCCCACGAGCTTCAGTCCCTCGCCTGCCGCGCCGTGCCCTTCGGCGACACTCAGCCCCGCGCCCCTTCGCGGTGGGCCTGACTGCGCGGAGGCCACGCCGTGACCGCCCTCGCCTGGCAGGACAAGGCGGCCTGCCGTGACGCCCCCGCCGATGACTTCTTCCCTGAGGGCAACCCCCTGTCTGACGCCTACGCCCTTGATGCTGCCCGCGCCCTGGCCGTCTGCCGTCGTTGCGAGGTCAGCAGGCAGTGCCTGAGCTTCGCCCTCGATGCCCGCGAGGCAGGCGTCTGGGGCGGCACCACCGAAGGCGAGCGGAACGCCGCCAGCCGGAACCTGACGCGAGGTGCCGCATGAGCGCCCGCGTAATCACCTGGAGCCCTGGCGCGGCCGGGCCCCTCCTGGAGCCTGAGACCCCCTGGGACTGGGTGCTCCTCGCCGACTGCCAGTACACGGACCCGGAGGCGTTCTTCCCGGAGAAGGGCGCCAGCGTCCGCGAGGCGAAGCGCGTCTGTGCCGGCTGCCTGGTCAGGAACGAGTGCCTTGAGTACGCGCTGGAGACCGGGCAGCGGTTCGGGATCTGGGGCGGCACGACCGAGCGCCAGCGCCGGGCGATGAGGCCGCGCAAGCCCGCCGTCCAGGCCGCCCCGCCCCTGTGCATCTCTGGCCGTCACCCCAAGAGCGGCCCCGGCAGGTGCCTTGATTGCAAGAAGGGCCGCGATCTGGAGCGGGCAAAGACCCGCGCCCGCGCCACGGCGAAGGATCTGGCCGCTTAAACCGCGGACTAAGGAGAACTGATGACCGTTCGCCCGCTCGACCTCGAGGTGCTCCGCAACGGGAGGCCGCTGGACTCGTTCCAGGTTCACGGCGACCCGGAGGACATCGCCTGGCTGCAGAAGCGTCTCCAGGGCTACCTCGAGGCGAAGAAGTGAGACAAGGGCCTGTGGGGCGCGTTCGAGGTCATCGCGCGGGACGCAGGGAAGAACCGCCAGCTCGCGAAGGCAAGGGTCACCTGATGCCGCGCCGGGGGTCGAGGGAGATGCGGAACGCCCGCCACAAGGAGGTGCACGCGCTGCGGTTCGCGGGGGCGGCCACAGACGACGAGGCGCTGTCCGCCGCGGTCGACTGGTTCCTGTCCTCGGTGGCGCTGCTGGCGCGGCGGCGCCCGCCGAGAGGGGTCAGCCAGGAGGCTCACCGCACCGGGGCCGCGCGGCTGAAGCGGGAAGCGGCAGCGGACCTGAAGGCCCGCGCGGAGGCAATCGACCGCGGGGACTACGACGCAAAAGGATGACGCAAAGTGACAACGGTCAGCGAGGGAACCAGGGAAGGCAGCGCACCTGCCGCTGAGCAGGTGCCGGGAATCACTGCGGACGCGCCCGCGCAGGCGCGTGCGAGTGTACCACCGGCTGCCCTCCTTCCCTCAGAAGCAGTCACGCAGCGTGCCCGTGCCCTGCACCGTGTCCTCGCCAGGACCGCGGAGTTCCTCGACCGCCCGGAATCCCTCGTCCACCATCACCCGCCGACTTTCGCGCGTGCCCGCGAGCGCCACCACGAGGTTGCGGGGCGCCACTCCGTTCCCCTCTTCACGGCCTTGCGGCTCACGTGGGGCTACTTCCACCTGCTGCTCGTCAAGCCTGTCCTGAACTTCCTCGAGTGGGTCACCGAGACCCCGCTGCGGTTCTCCGCCGTGATCATCTTTTGCGTCATCATCTGGATCGGGAGTTAAGCAATGCACCTGACCGTGCCCGAGCTGGGGGTCTTGCTGCTCCTGCTGTTCGGCGTATTCCACTACCTGCGCATCCTCGCCGGGACGCGGGCCGTCCTCGCCTTCCTCGGCGCCGTGGCCGTGGGCCTGACCGGCGTCGTCGGCCGGGTCGCGGGCGACATCGCCGGCTGGGCGCAGCACGCCGTCGGCGCCGTCACGTCGTGGGCGTTCGGCGCCACCCTGTCCGCCGGGCTGTTCATCGTCCTGCTGATCCTGCTGGCCCACGACCTGCACCCGAGGAGGTCCGCGTCCGGCCGTACCGGCTGGGTGGCCATCGCCACAGGGATCCTCCTCGTCGCCGGGGTCGCCCAGTTCCCGGCACTCGCCCCGGTGGTGAACGGCATCCGCTCGTTCCTGGCCGGCATCGCCACAACCGTCAACAGCCTGTGAGACCGTCATGGAACTGCTAGTCATCATCATCTTCATCTACGCCGTCCACTCCGCCGTCGAGGACACCAAGTCGGCGCTGCGCAAGTCCCGCGGCGCCTATGCCAGCAGCGCCGCGGTGCGCTTCCCGAACGCGCCGAAGTCCCGGCGCGTCGCCAGCGCTGCCCGCCACGACGCGGGGTTCTGGCTGGGTCAGGCGGCGCACGTCTTCCCGGCAGCCCGCCACGGCCTCGCTGCCGGGTGGCACGCGGGCAGGCAGGCGCAGGACGAGGGAAGGGCAGCGCGTGCGGCGGCGAAAGCCGACCACCTGGAAACACGGGTGCGGCTGATCCCGGAGGTCCGCGCGCACGTGGCACGCCAGCGGGCGGCCCTTGAGCAGCTCAGGGCGGAGAGGGAAGCGCAGGAAGGCACCAGGGAAGGCAGCCCGCAGTCCGTCATGGCACCGCCACAGCGGCCCGCCCCGCCCGGCGACGCGCCGGGTGAGGTCGCCATCTGCCCGGAGGAAGGCAGCCCGGCCGCCCCGGACGGCGCGCGCGACACCTGGGCTCCCGGTGCCGCCGGCACCTCGCCCCGGCGCCGGGTCTGCGTCGCGTGCGGCAATCCCGAGTACGGCCCGCGCCGCGGCGGCGGCAACTGGGGCCCGCTGGTCACCTACGACGAGCCGATGTTCCCCGATGACCCGCCGACGCCCCGACTGGTCCACCAGGCGCACTTCGAGGACGAGTCGACCGGCTTCTACGGCCGGCCGTACGAGGCCGCGCCCGCCCAGGACGGCACCTCCGGGCAGCCGCAGGAAGAGACCGAGGGCAGCGGGGAAGGAACCGCTGCCCCTGAGACCGAACCGCCCGTATCGCCAACGCAAGGAGAACCGGCCATGGCAGTAGCAGCAGACACCACCTATGACGGCGTACTCACGCTCATGACCCAGGCGAGGGCTGACGCGGAGACCAATGCCGCCGTCCAGCAGCAGCTCAGCCGGAACGCGGAGGTCATGTCCGACCAGATGCAGGCGCTGGAGGTCGACCCCCGCACGCTCAGCGCGATGGCCGACCACCTCGACGCGCAGCAGGCCGCCGTGAAGGCCCAGGAGCGCGTCCAGGAGACCGCCGAGACCGTGGAGGCGCAACTCAAGCGCGGCCACCAGGGCCTTAAGGAAGCCCACGACAACGCCCCGGTAACGGCGGCTGCCCGCGGGTTCTACGTCAGCTAAGGAGAAAATCATGCCGCGCCGTCAGACGCGGGAGGTACCGCGCTGGCGGCGCGGCAAGCCCCCGCAGAGGCCTGCACCGCAGGTCATCCAGATCAACGGGCGCCACGCCCGCGCCTTCGTCCGCGACCTCGCCGCGCGCGAGGCAGGGAAGGAAGCAGGGAAGGCAGTCAACCCGGCTGCCCCCGTCAACGACGCCCTCGCCCGCACCGGGGCATGGCGGAACCGCCGCAGGCTGCCCCCGCTCACCTGGGGCACCGGGATCGCCGTGCTCGGTGCCGCGATGCGCGCCACCCCGAACCCGGTCCTGTTCGGCGTCCTCGGCGGCCTGGCCGCCTCCGCCCTGATGATCGGCTTCACCCGCCACCTGTCCGTTTTCGCCCGCCGCTGGTCCGACGTGGCCGCACTGCTCACCGCGGGGTGGGTCGCAGCGATCTCCGCATGCGGATTCGGGACTCCCGTCCCCGCGCTGCTCGCGCTCACGTGGACGGTGCACTCCGCCTTCTGGTGGGCGCACTACCGCGCGAGGCCACCGGAGCACGCGGAGGAAGAGCAGCCGGCACCGGAGGACACAACCTCCGACCGGGCTATCTGGGCACGGCTCTGCGCCCGCCGCAAGTGGTCCGCGCAGCTCACTAACCCGGAGGCCATCCCCGGCGGCGGCGTCAAGTGGCAGGTCAGGACCGACGGCATCGAGACCCACATCGGCCAGATCATGACCGAGCCCAGAGCGGTGGCCGCCGCCTACGGCAAGCCGCAGACCGAGGCGTACGTCGAGCCGCACCCGAGCGGCGTCGAGTCGCTGGGCGTGTTCACCCGCCTGAAGTCCGGCACCCTGCAGCAGACGCGGGAATGGGACGGCTCCGGGTTCAGTGCGGCGGGAACCGCCCGGGTCGGCCGGTTCGCCGACGGCCAGCCGGTACGCATCCGCGCGTGGATCCCCCGTGACGGCACCCGCCACGGCCTGGTCGCGGGCACCTCGGGCGCAGGGAAGAGCGAGCTGCTCAACCTGCTGCTCTGGCTAGCGGTCACCAGCGAGGTCCCGGTCGTGCCCGTCATCCTTGACCCGCAGAACGGCCAGTCCCTCCCCCAGTGGCAGGACAAGGTGCTGTACGCGGCCGGCGTTGAGGAGTGCGCCCGGATGATGCGCGGCCTGTACGCGGGGATGATGGACCGCTCACGGCGCCTCGCGTCGATGACCTGGGACGACGACGGCCACCGGGCGAAGGGACTGCAGTTCTTCGACGCTGCCCTGACCGGGCTGCCCGTCGTGATGCCCATCATGGACGAGGCCCCGCTGCTGCTGTCCGGCGATGGCAACGCCAAACTCGGCACGGAGATGGTCTACCTCACGGCGGGCGGAGCCAAGCTGGGCCGCAAGACGGGCCTGTCCAACTGGCTCGTCGCCCAGGTGCCGTCCCTGGCCGAGCTCGGCGGGGACCAGGCGCTGCGGTCGATGCTCGCCGGCGGCAACGTCATCGGCCTGCGCACCGGGGACCGCGTCTCGGCGGGGATGCTCGGCATGGAGGCGGACCCGTCAGCCTTGCCGAAGTACTTCCCGGGCGGCGAGCCAACCCAGGGTATCGGCTACGCGGTCACCATGGACAACCGGCAGGCCCCGATGCGCACCGACATGGTGCCTTCCCTCATGCGCCACCGCCCCGTCACGGTGCCCAGGCTGGAGGACGAGTTCCTTGAGGCGATGGACTACGCGATGGGCGCGCAGGGCCTGCTACTTCCCTCGCTGCCTTCCCTGCCTTCCCCTGCCTTCCAGGCGGAGACGCCGTCCGATGACGGCCCCGAGGGGCGGCGGTGCGCCGACGCCGTACTCCAGGTACTCACCGACCGCGGCGCCGAGATGGAACGCGGCGAGATCATCAAGTGGACCTCCGACCTCGTCAAGGGCGCGTGGGGGCGGGAGCAGCCGTTCGCGATCCGCTCGGTCACGAACGCCCTGCGCGACCTCACGGACGCGGGCAAGATCGCGAAGGTCCGCGACGGCGTCTACAGGACGGCCGTGACCGCGCAAGCCAGCGGAAACGACCACTGACTACCCCCGCCGGATTCACGGGCCCGCTCAACGGGAGCGGGCCGCAACGAAGGAGAGCAAATGGCACTTCCCCCGATGACAGCCGAGCAGCGCGCCGACGCCCTGGCGAAGGCCGCGCAGTTCCGCACTGAGCGCAAGGACGTCAAGGACCGCCTCAAGGCCGGCACCCTGACCCTGCCTGACCTCCTCAGGGACGCCGCGACCAGCGACGTCACCGGCCGCATGAAGGTCTCCGCGGTCATCCAGTCGCTGCCCGGCATGGGCAAGGCCAAGACCGCGGTCCTGATGGGCCGCCTGGGGATCGCGGAGAGCAAGCGGGTCCGCGGCCTGTCGGCGAGGCAGCGGGCCGACCTTGAGAAGGCGCTCGAGCCGATCCCCGCGTAACCCCCTGAGCGCGACCGCCCGGTGTCCCCGTGCCGGGCGGTCGCCCCGAACCGGCTGAAATGATCTTTAAGGAGCGCGACGATGTCGGACATGTCTAACGGTCAGCATGAAGCCGCAGGTGCCGGCCTGCGCCGCGCCCGCACGGCCGCGTGGATCGTCACGGTCGTCATGGGCGGCACCACCATGGCGTTCCAGGTTTACCACGCGGTCAAGTTCGGCCACATGCCGTGGGAGCTGGCGGTGCTGTACGGGATCGTGCCGCTGCTGATTGCGCTGCTGGTCCTGGAGATCGTCGCCGAGTGGCGGGAGGCGCCCTGGCCGGCGAAGGCCGCGGCGTACGCCATCATGGCCGCGGCGATGTTCCTGTCGGCGAGCGCCACGGGGGCGGTAGTCCTGCACGCCGCCCCCGGTCACTTCTCGCTCCTGCCCGGCGCGCTCCTGGACGCCGCCGAGCTGCTCGCCGCGTTCTTCATCCTGAACGGCCCGAGCGCCGCGCAGGCGGTCGCAGCGGTAGCGCGGCGGGAGGCGGAACTGCTCGGCCGGGCTGACGCCGAGCGGTCCGCGAGGGAGCAGGCGGAGGCCGCGCACCAGGCCGCGCTGAGCGGTCTCCGGGCGCGGGCGGGGGCTGAGATCGAGGCGCGCGACAGGGCGCTCGCGGACGCCGCGCAGGCCCTCGCCGGCGCCCGGTCCGAGGCGGAAGCGGCGGTCGCGAAAGCGGAACGGCTCGAGCGGAAACTGGGCGGTCCCGCGAGGCGGTCCACGGCCGGCACCGGGCGATCCCGTACCGCTTCCCGGACCGGTCCTGCTGCCGCGCCTAAGACCGCCCCCGAGGATGACCTCGAACTTGAGGCGCGCGCACTAAAGCTACTGGCCACGGACCTGACGATGAGCGGCGCGGAACTCGCGCGTCAGCTGGGCGTCAGTGAGGGCTACGGCCGCAAGCTGCGCCGTCGCCTGGGCCCGGACCGCCCTGCCGAGGATGAGTCGGACCGCCCTGAGGACCGGACCGGGACCGCCCGCGGGGACCGCGGCGAGGACCGGGCGTGAACCGCTCCGGGACCGGGTGCCGGCGCCTAGCCCTGCCGCGGTCGCGTCAGGTATGCCTCAACCTCGTTCAGCCACGAACCACTCTTCGCAAGGGCCGGGCGATCCCAGCCGAAGTCGGCAACCAAGCCGTCGTTCATGTCGGTCAGCTTGTAGCTCCCGTAGTCGGTGGCGTGATGGTCGCGCCGGGGGTTCTTGAGGAGGCGCAGCCCCTGGCGCTCAGCTATCCGGCGAAGCCGGTTCTCGTGAACTTTGATGCTCTGTTCCATGCTTCTAACCATACCCGTATCGGTACCGCGCGGTATACTAGAAGCATGGCGATCAATGGCGGCCTGGCCGTCCCTCCCGATCTGGCCGTGAACGTCGAGCGGTACGCGGTCTACCGCTGCTACGCCGATGACGGCCAGCTCCTGTACGTCGGCGAGACGGGAGAGCTGGGCACCCGCTTCGCGAGCCACGCCCAGAAGCTGTGGTTCACGCAGGTGCGCGGGATCACCCTGGAGTGGTACGCGGACGAACTCGACGCGCTGAATGCTGAGCGGCGTGCGATCCACGTTGAGCACCCGAAGTACAACGTGATCCACCGGCGCCTCAGGCACCGCGCCCGCAGCGCAGGCAACTCGCGCAGAGGACTTCGGCGCGCGGTGACGGCACGACGACGCTGGAACGCGCACGCCGCCTGCTGAACGAGAACCCCGAACTACGGCAGCCTCGCATGGGTGGTGAGCTGGCGCGAAGGCTTGGCATCTCCGGGGCAACCGGGCGCAGGCTGATTGCCAGGCTCGCGGCTGAGGTCGCTTAGCAAGCCGTCGAGATCATTTACGGAAGGGGAAACCGGATGCTAGTCCCCGTCATCGGGGGCGTCATCGTCGCCCTGGCCGTCGCACTCCCGGTATGGGCGCACTACCGCGCGAGCCTGACCGTCCCCCCGAGGGACCTCGTGCGGCGCTGGCGCGCGGAGACCAGGAGCCCGCGTCGTCCGTGAGGCCCGGCCGCCTTCACGCGCACGAAAGAGGCCCCCGCCGTTCCCCGGCGGGGGCCTCCGTGTTTCCCGGTCAGGGCCGGTCACTGTGCCCCAGTCGGCTCGCCGCTCCTCTCCCACGCGATCCGGATCTTGCGGGCCAGGTCCGCCCGGCCGGTGTCCACCGCGCTGAGGCAGACCCGCCGGACCATCACGCCGGCCGCCTCGGCGACCTTCGGGGCGTACCACGGGCCGTCGTAGTCGCACCCGGGGTTGACCCGGCGGACGAGCCTGCCGGCCTCGGCGCGGATGTGGCTGATCACGTCGGGGGCGTCGTTCGGGTAGGTGGTGGTCATCGTGGGTTCCTTCCGTTCGGTGGGTTCAGGGGCCGGGCCGGGCGCCCGGGCTAGGCGATGGCCATGAAGGCGTCGGTGAGGCGCTCCATCTCGGCCTGGAAGGCGTCTGCGGCGGGCAGGCTAACCGGGGCGAGGACCGGCCGGGGCTTGCGGGCGAGGGGCGTCGCGAGCAGCTTTGCCGCTCCGGCGTGGTAGCAGGTCTTGATGCCGGCGCTGTCGCGGCGCAAGCCCCAGGCGCACGTGCAGTTGCCGTTGATGTTGACGACGTGGATGACCTCGCCGGCCTCGTTGACGACGTTGTAGACGCCCTTGCGGTTCGTGGCGACGATGGCCTTGTCGATGATCAGCTGGGCCATCTTGTCGACCTGCTTGGCGTTCAGGCCCTCGGTGGCCGCCTCGATCGCCGCGCAGCGCCCGCCGATCCCTGCGGCCCGTGAGGCGGGAGCGGTCAGCTTGCGGTGGCACTTGCGGCACTCGACCCGCTCGGTGTTCTCGGTGCTGGCCATGTCCCGCTCCTTGTGCCGTCCCTCGCTGACATCTCTATTATGACTCACCACAAGTCATGATGTCAACGGTGAGTCATAAAACTTCTGGGGCGCATTACATCGCATTGCAAGCGTTAAGCCTCACCGTTTGACGCCGAGGCAGGCGGCGGCGCATAGTAAGGACATGGAGGCGGAAGAGGAGCGACCCAGGACCCGCGGGCGCCCAGGCCCCGATCCGGCACTCGCCGACCGCGCCCGGAAACTGAGGGCGAATGGCCTGTCGGACCGTGCCATCGGCCGGGAGCTGGGCGTGAGCGGCAAGACGGCCGGCCGCATGCTGGCAGGCGAGGAACCGGGCCACGGCCCTGACGGGAAGTTCAAGCCCCGGACGGACGTGGACCCTGCGGAGGTCGCCCGGCTGCGGGAGCAGGCGACGCGGGAGCGCGGGCTGTCATGGCGGGAGATCGGCGCCGAGCTCGGGATATCGCACGAGACGGCGAGGCAGCGGTACGGGGCCTCCAAGGAGGCAGCCGCAAGCGACCTCGAGCGCACCCGGGATACATGCCCGTGAATCCGCCCTGACCGCACTGCCCGCGCGCCACGTCCGCACCACTCGTCCCGCCGTGTGATCATTTGGCCATGGGTCGCTGGTCTATTTCCTTCAGGTCATCGGACTTCAATGGCGACGACCGGCGCGACCGGCCGAAACAGGGACGCCGCCAGGCCCCGAGCAACCTTGCCGTGCCGCTGGCGGGCGACGGGCAGCACCCCTGTCCCAGGGGCACGTTCTGCGCGAGCTCAACCCGCGACGTCGAGGGCAACTGGCACCCGCTCCAGATAAACAGCGCCTTCTGCCCCGCCGACGAGTCCGCGATCACGAACGCACTGCCCGACCTCCCGCGGAGTTACGCCCTCCTCGCCCTGCGCATCGGGGATCCCGTGCGCTCCGGGCGCGCACTCGGCCGCCGCCCTCCCGGCTCCCGCGTCCTCGTCAACGCCGAGGCTGACGCCCTGCTCCGCACCTCCTCCGCGGTACTCATGGGATGGGCCGCGAGGGTCAGGAACGTCCCCGGCCTGCAGCTGTCCCCGAACCGTCACCTGCCCGGCAAGCCCGAGGGAGTAAGGGACAACTGCGGGGTCCTGGCGAGGCACGCCACCCAGATGCTCGCACTCCCTCCCGGGCCGACCGTGCGGACCTGGACGTGGCCCCCGGACTCCCGGATGCCCGACGACCTCGAGGCGGAACTTGCCGACCTGGAGATCGTCCACGCGGGAGACGGGTGGGCAACCGTCGTCACCGACCTGTCCGGGACCGAGGCGGGGCTCGACGTCCTCGACCTGGCGGCGAGGTTCCGGCGGATCCTCGGGGAGTCCCCGGCGCGGCCCGAGCCGCTCGAGGGCGTGCCGTGCCGGGAGTGCGAGGAACTGACGCTCGTCGAGGCCGAGCCGCCCCATGACCCGCTGGCGGAGAAGGACAAGAGCCGCTGTACCTCCCCCTCCTGCGGGGCGAGGATGACCCCGGCCGAGTACGCCGAGTGGACCAAGATGTACGACGCCTGGGTCCGGGGGGCGGGGCCGCTGGTCTGCAAGTTCTGCAAGGACGGCAACCACGGGACCTGCTGGTGGACGTCGTGCGACTGCCGCAAGGCGGGGCACGCCGAGGCAGCCTGAACCCGGCCGCCGCACCGCGACACGCAAGATCGCGGCGCGGGAGTTTGCGCAGGTGAGATGGTGGTGTGTAATCTTCGGCCGTAGGGGGTTCTCTGCCCTGCCAGCCGTGACGCTCCGGGGGCAGGTGAATGCCTTGGCCCCCTCTCGCGCTGACGGCTACCTGACCACCAAGGAGGCAGCCCTGCTCGTCGGCGTCTCCCCGTCCACGATCGCCGCATGGCGGAACGCCGGGCTGCTCCCGTCGCTGCCCAGCGGCCGCGGCCGCGAGCGCGTCCACGACCTGGAAGCGGTGCGCGCGGCCGAGCGCAAGGTGCGCGAGAACGGGCTGGCCAGGGGCGGCTACGACCCCCGGCGGCTGCGCTCCGCGGCTTCCCGGACGGCCCGCCAGTCGCCCGGCCTGAGGCCGCTCTCGTCGTCCAGCGAGGCAGCGTGACCGTCTCCGTCACCGAGACCGCCGGCCGCCACCGTGCCTCCGTTGACGTGGGGGACATGAGCGTCCGCTGCTGCGAGCACGGGCACGCCGAGGCGCACGAGGCGGCAATGCACGCGTGGCTGCTGACCCGGGCGATTGCGCGGAAGATGATCTTGAGCCAGTCGTAAACGATCTTGAAGGACCGGCGAAGGCTCAGGCTTCTGACCTGCGGTAAGTCACCATCCCTCACCGGCCGGCAAGCGGGGGGTGGCGTGGCTGCCAAGTGGCTTGCCACCAAGGACGTTGACCTGACCTCGCTCGAGCGCTTCCCCGGCAACGCCCGCCGCGGCGACACCGGCGAGATCCGCAAGAGCATCCGCCGCCACGGCCAGTACCGCGCCCTCGTCGTCCGCTCCCACGACGGCCACCTGACGATCCTTGCCGGGAATCACACCCGCGACGCGCTCGAGGCCGAGGGCTACGAGACCGCCCGCGTTGAGCTGATCGAGTGCGACGACGACGAGGCGCGCAGGATCGCGCTCGCGGACAACAGGATCGGGGAACTGCCCTCTCCCGAGACGGGCGAGCGGTACGACGACGAGGCGCTAGCCGAATTGCTCGCGGGCCTCGACGGGGACTTCGACGGCACCGGCTGGACCCAGGAAGACCTCGACGCGCTCCTGGACGAGGAAGAGCCCGGCCCCGCGGGGGGGGGGCGGAGATCCGGACGACGCGCCGGAACCGCCGGCGGAGCCGCTGTCCGCTCCTGGGGACCTGTACATTCTGGGCGCGCACCGGCTCTACTGTGGCGACGCGACCAACCCGGACGACCTGAAGCGGGTCACGGACGGGCTCGGCGAGATCGGGATCGTCTACACCGACCCGCCGTACGGGGTGAGCATCGTGAGCGGAGCAGGCAAGGTCGGCGCGGCAGTCGGGTACCCGTTCGGCGGGGCGAAGAACGGCAAGCAGGGCAGCCCCGGAACGGTCAAGACAACCGCGTACATCCCGGTCGCAGGTGACGACAGTGCTGAGGCCGCAGCGGACGCCTTCAGGCTCCTGATAGCCGAATACCCGGCTGCGCTGCACGTCTGGTGGGGCGGCAACCACTACGCCGCGTCGGCAGGGCTGCCGGATTCCCCTTGCTGGCTGGTCTGGAGCAAGGAGACCAACGGCAACTTCGCCGACGCCGAGCTTGCCTGGACCAACCATCAGGGTGCCGTCCGGCTCCTCGCTCACATGTGGAACGGGATGCTCCGCGCGTCAGAGCGCGGCAAGCGCGTCCACCCAACGCAAAAGCCGTGCGCCCTTGCCGAGTGGGCCTTCGGCGTCATCGACCCGAGGGCCGAGCGCAAGACCGTCCTCGACGTATTCGGCGGCTCAGGGTCCACGCTGATCGCCGCGCACCGAACCGGCCGTACCGCCGCGATCGTCGAGTGCGAGCCCGCGTACGTGGACGTTATCGCCGCGCGGTGGGAAGCTGAGACAAGCGTCACTCCTCAGCTTGTACGCCCTGATGGCACCACTGAGCCCGTCTCCTTCACCTGACCCGCGTTCCGCGAACGCATGCACCCCGGAACAGCCCGAGGCGGTGAGAGCGCATGCCCGCCCGCCGCACAGCCGAGCAGATGGAACGCGACCACCGCGCTTACGACCTCTTCCGGCGCGGCCTGAGCTACCGGCAGGTCGCCGCCGAGATGGACTGGCGGTCTCCCAGCCGGGCGTTCGAGGCAGTGCGCCGCGCCGCCCGCGAGAACGCGTCGGACCCCCTTGAGCAGGCCGACGCCCGCCAGGCTGTCTACGACCGCCTCCAGGACTACCGGCGGGCCGCGCAGCGCGTCCTGACCGCACGTCACTTCGTGGTCTCACAGGGCGGCAAGCTGGTCCTCGGCCCCGACGGCAACCCCCTCGCCGACGGCGACCCTGTCCTTCGTGCCCTGGGGATGCTGCTGCGTATCGAGCAGGAGGAGAACCGGCTCCGGGACCTCTATCCGCCGGTGAAGTCTCGCGTCGAGGTGATCACCGAGGACATGGTGGACGCCGAGATGGCCGAGATTGCCCGGCAGATCGCGCTGAACGATGCCCGCGCCGCTAGTCCTGGCACCGTCTGAGAAAGTCGCCGCGCTCGCCGCGCTCCGCGAGCGCCTGCGGGAGCAGGAAGCCGAGCAGCTGCGCGGCCGGGACGTGTTCGGCCTGCTGGAGTACGAGCCGACGCCGAAGCAGCAGATCTTCCACGATGCCACAGAATTCGATGTTTTGTTCGGCGGTTCTTCCGGCGGCGGCAAGTCGACAGCCCTCGTGGCCCACGCGATCCGCGAGTGCGTCCGCTACCCCGGCATCCGTGTAGGCGCCTTCCGGCGCAGCTACCCGGAGCTGAAGGAGTCCCTGCTCGCCGAGCTGTCGACGACGTTCCGGTTCGCCGGGCCGCTCGGCGCGAAGTGGAACGGCAACGAGTACGAGCTGCGGTTCCCCAACGGCTCCGTGATCATGTTCCGCTACGCCGAGACGCTGAAGGACGCCACCCGGCGGCAGGGCGGCCAGTTCCAGCTCCTGATCTTCGACGAGCGCACGCTGGCCCCGGCGGACGTGATCGCGTTCCTGGAGTCACGCCTGCGGTCTGGTCGCCCGGAGATCCCGGTGCTCGGCATCCGCTCGAGCGCGAACCCCGGAGGCGCGGGGCACGGGTCAGTGAAGGCGCGCTACATCACCGCGACGAACTTCGGCCGGGACGTCGTCACCGACGAGCGCGGGCGGACAGTCCGGTTCATCCCGAGCCGGCTTAGTGACAACCCCCACGTCAACCCCGAGTACGCGGCCGACCTGCAAGCCCTCCCGGAGAAGCTGCGCGCCGCATTCCTCGACGGGAACTGGGACGTGTTCTCTGGCCAGATGTTCCCCGAGCTGTCCCGCGACCGGCATGTCCTCGAGCCCGTGCACCTGCCTGAGTCGTGGGCGCGGTACTGCGGCATCGACTGGGGATACGCCAACCCCTGGGCCGTCCTGCACGCCGCGGTCGACGAAGACGGCCGCGTCTGGTTTTACCGCGAGCATTACGCGGCCGGCGTCGGCGAGGCCGACCAGGCGCGCCGCATCCTCGCGTCCGAGGCCGAAGGCGAGCGCATCTCCGCCCGGTATGCCGACGACGCCATGTGGGCCTCCCGTGGCGACGCCCGGAGCGTCGCCGACGTGTACTCGCAGAACGGCTGCCACCTGACGCGCGCCGCGAAGGGCTCGCGGGTCATCGGCTGGCAGCGTGTCCGGTCCTACCTCGACGAGGCCCCTGCCTGCCCGCATCACCGGGCGATGGGCTGGGAGACGTGCCCGAAGCTGCACATGTTCTCGACGCTGCGGAACTTCTACCGGACGCTGACCGACCTGCCGCATGCCGAGTCTGGCGACCCGGAAGACGCGGACACCCACGGCGACGACCACCTGCCCGACGCCGCCCGCTACCTGCTGATCAACCTCGGCGGCGGCGCTCAGGGCTGGATTGACTGGGCGAAGAGGAAAGCTCTCGCCGCGGCGGCCGAGGCTGATAACCCCGCGCAGCCTTCGCGCCGTGCCCTCGAGGCCGACCCTGCCGCCGAGCCTGAAGCGCCTGCCGCCGAGCCGGAACCCCTCAGTGCCGACGAGCGCCGGCGGGCGGCCAGGAACGAGATGTTCCGCCAGCAGCAGCGCGCCTAGGACTGCCCCTGCGGCGCGGCGTCAGCGTCCCGGGGCAGGCTCCCGCACCGGGTCTTCCCGCCCGTAGAGCTTGCGGCTGTACTCCTGCTCTGTCATGAGCTCGACGTAGGCGGCCGGCCCCGGCTTCAGGCGCCATGCCACGCCCCATGCCCTCATCGCAGGCTCGCTGCCCTCTCCGGCCATGACGGCGTCCCCGAAGCGCGGCACGACGTCCATGTCGACGGAGAGCAGTACGCGGCGCCTGCGGACGAAGTGGACCAGCACCCTTCAAGCATCCCGCACAATCCGAGAGGGGCAGCGTGCCCGACGAGCAGGCCCCTGCATTCGGCTTCACGGGCAGCTGGCCGTTCAACGGCGACGTTTCTGTCGGCGGTCACCCGATCGGCACCGTCACCTCGTGGACGGTCACCGCGCCCGCTGACGGCCTCCCCGCAGTCACCCTGACCCTCCTCGCCCCGACAGCTCTCGCGCTGGCCCTGGCGCAGGCGGACGTCACGGTGGACGACCGCACCCGCGACGCCCTGGTATCGCTCGGGTGGACTCCGCCGGGGACCTGACGAGGGGGCGCCCGGCATGACGCTTCGCTCCCGGCTCGCAACGGCGACGCTCCCGCCGCCGGTTGTCCCGGTCGCGAAGGTCTTCGGCCCCGGCATTCCCCCGGCGATCGAGGCGGCTGAGCAGCGGTCGCAGATGGGCCCGCAGAGCCCGTTCAGCCCCGGTGAGCCGATCGGGCCGTACGACGGGTTCAGCAGGACGCCGCGGTCCCACGACTACGTCACGGGCTACAACATCGCGACGCGCCCGAGGGTGCACGAGCGGGTCGCGTTCGAGACGCTCAAGGGCCTCATTGACAGCTATGACGTTGCGCGCGTCTGCATCCGGCATCGCATTGCCAGCCTGCGCTCGCTGGACTTCAAGCTCGTCGCGGCAGACGGTTACGAGGGGGAAATCGCCGCCGAGGTCGCCGAGGGCAAGCGGGTCCTGAAGCGCCCGGACCGCAAGACCCTCTTCAAGCCGTGGCTGGCGAAGTACGTCCGGGGGATCCTGAGCTACGACGCCGGGACGCTGTACCGGATGCGCAACCGGGCAGGCCGGGCCGTGGGCCTCACCGTCCTCGACGGGACGATGATCGCCCCGCTGCAGGACTACTGGGGCAACCCGCCGGACGCCCCGGCGCCCGCGTACGTGCAGTACGTGCAGGGCCTGCCGTGGAACTGGCTGACCAGCGACGACCTGGTCTACGAGCCGTACGACCCGCGTGACGACAGCCTGTACGGGACGGCCCCGCTCGAGGACATCCTGCTTACGGCGAACACCGACATCCGCTTCCAGCTCTACTTTCTGGAGCGCTTCACGCAGGGGAACCTGCCCGCCGGGTTCGCGTCCTCGCCTGACAACTGGTCGCCGGACCAGATCGAGCAGTTCCAGGAGTACTGGGACGCGTTCATGCTCGGCGACCAGTCCCGCAAGCACCAGATCCGGTGGATACCGAGCGGCTCGAAGCTGGCGTGGACGAACGAGAAGGACTTCACCGACTCGTTCAGCCTCTTCCTGATGCGCAAGGCATGCTCAGCTTTTTCGATTGTTCCCTCCGACCTGGGGTTTACCGAGTCGGTCAACAAATCGTCCGGTGAGTCCCAGGCCGATGTCCAGCACCGCGTCGGCGACCTGCCGATGGCCATGCACATCCAGGACATCCTCACCGAGTTCCTCCAGGGCGACCTCCAGCTCCCGCTCAAGTTCGCGTTCGACCTCGGCGAGGAGCAGGACGACCGCCTGAACCAGGCGCAGTCCGACAAGATCTACTTCGACATCGGGTCCGTCGGCTCGAGCGAGCTCCGCGAGCTGCGCTACGGCTGGACCGACCCGGTGCCGATCCCGCGCACCATCATGACCTCCCGCGGCGGCCCCGTCCCGATCGCCTCCCTGCTGGCCATCGCGGGGGAGATCGACCCGGCAACCGCCCTGCCCGCCATTGGCGCCCCGCTCCCGAAGGACGTCTTCGGGGGCGTGGAGGGCGTCCTGCCGGAGCCGCCGATCAAGGTCACGCCCCTCGCTGAGCGCGAGTACGGCCCGTCCGCCATGCCCCCTGCGCCGCCCCCGCAGCCGGTACTCGGGGACGACGGCCAGGATGTCGCCAAGGAAGGCGACGGCGGTCCTGCTCCCGCGGCCGGGATCGCGGCGGAGACCGGGATCTACGGCTACGACCTCGACGACGGGGAGGACAGCGCGGGCTCGCTCCCGGTTCCGTCGCCCCTGCGCGAAGAGGACGGCACGGCTGTCGCCAAGAGGTACATGACCGTCAGCGAGGCCCGCTCGGCCGGGCGTGAGGCGCGCGAGCGGGAGCTGGCCGTGTTCCGCCGGTTCTCCCGGGCGCGGCGGAAGGCCGGGGAGTGGCGCGACTTCGCCTTCGAGTACCACTCGCCGGGCGAGGCGCGGGAGCTGAACCGCTCGGGCGCGGTCTCCGTCGCCAAGGCGGCCGGAGAGATAGCGGTCGCGGGCCTGGCAGTGCTCGCCGCGGACACCGGCCGGGTGCTGATGCTGCAGCGGGCGCTCGACCCTGACGATCCCGCGGGCGGTACCTGGGAAGTGCCCGGCGGTCACCTTGAGGCTGGCGAGACGCCATTGCACGCGGCCTGGCGGGAGTGGTCAGAGGAAGTAGGCCTGGCACCCCCGCCGGGCACGCAGACCGGCTCGTGGACAAGCCCGAACGGCATCTACCAGGGCATCGTGTGGACCGTCGACAGTGAGTCACTCGTCCCGGTTCGCTGCGGCACGCAGATCAGCAACCCGGACGACCCCGATGGCGATTCAATCGAGGCGGTCGCCTGGTGGGACCCTGAGGTGCTTCTGGGGAACCCGGCGGTACGGCCGGAACTGCTGGCGAACATCGACGAGGTAATGGCCGCGCTCGGCGTCACGCCTGGCGACAGCGAGCCGGGCGAGGTCGCCAAGGCCGGTGGTGCCAGCCCAAAACGGCCAGGGCCTGACGGCCCCGCGTGGCCCGGCTGGGCTCTAGACCTCCCGACCGCTGACTTCTGGTCCCCTAAGGTCACCGCCGCGGCGCGGCAGGCGCTCTCGCGCAATCAGCTAGACGCCATCGCCTCCGCGTACGCAGGTGACCACCAGGGCCAGGACGGCAGCGCGACGGGCAAGCGGGACCGC